ACATCGTGAGTATAAACGTATCCTTCGCTATCGCCGTGAAATGTTTTTTCTATTCCGTTAGATGAAAAGCCAGAAGTGATTGCTCTTGCTTGAATGCCGAATGTTTCTGACCATGCAAAACCTTGAGAGGTTAAAGAGCCTATAATGCCTTTAGATTCATTGGCGGCTTGTGTTAGTGTAGTATAGAAAATTCTGTATTGTGATTTCTGACGCAATACAACGCTATCTACAATTAGATTTGAAATATCACTTGCTACAGTCTCTACAATACTTTGTATCTGACGGCTTACTGAGCCTAACTCAACGTCACCAATACGTGCTGTACCTGCAATAGTTCTTACGCCATCAGGACTCAAGAATACTAAGTCACCTGCAACTTCTTGAATTGTGTGATTGTCTAAACAACCTACGTTTTTAGTTACAGGTTGGATTGCAATAGTGCTAGAGTTATTTATATTTGTAAGTTTATAGATACTATTCTTACAGAAAATTACAAGGTCGGAACGGAAACCGCGAACTCCAACTACTTTATCATCTAGCTTTATAGTTCCTGATCCACTGCTTGTAAAACTAGCAATGTCATCAGTTCCGCTATAGAAAATTGTGTTAGGATTATTTATGTCTCCTGCAACTACTAAGTGTCTGTCGTGTATTGTGCAAGTAGTTGGGTTAACAGTACCAGACACTGTTATTTCTTTAGCAAAGTATGTTCTATTAGTAAGAGCGCCAGAGCCTAGCATTTTAAAATAGAAAGGCTTGTTGTTAGAAGATTCATCAACGATTATAAGTTCGCCGTATGTAGTGTCGCCTTCATAGATAGCAAAGTTACACTGGCCTTGTGAAGTCCTAGCTAAAGCTGAACGACCTGTAAAGGCTGTGTGGTTGTCTCCACCGCTTGCAACACTAGCTTTGTTAATCTGCAACCACGTACTTCCATCAAGTGTAAAGTAAATGTTTGTTCCTGACGCGGCTACTAAACCATCAGCATATACAACTAAGCCCAAGATAGGGCTGTCAGTGTTTGGGTTAGCGTTACCAAACCTTTGGAAGCCGTTAATTCTACGGTATCCACCGTCTGTATCAACCTCAAAGTTTTCTAGGTTTGTAGCTAATCCGGGCTGTGCTAACATCTCAAACTGATTTAAATTAGTATTTAAACCACCTTTACACGAAAGACCAAAAGGCTGTGAACCTGCCATGTTATACGTATCTCATTCTGTCATCTTTCATATAGATAGGCGTTTGCCCCATTAGAATAAGCTTCATATTTTTTAAACCTTTTTTATAATCGTCATTCGAAAATGCGGCGGCTTGAGCATTGTCTTTAAACTGATGTACATAATATCTTGCTCTGTTTAAAAGAACAGAAGAATATGAATCAGGAAATGCTAAAAGATCTGAATGTGCTGATAGTGCAGTAGGTTGCACATACGCAAAGAACCAAACTTTATATACTTTGTCTGGTATAGGGCTAAGTCCAAACTTTCTATTGTCTGGACTTTTAATGACTCTGCTAGGAACACCGTATTCTTGTGTGTCAGCATCGTCTAAATTTTCTGATACTCTAAAGAAATCTTTCCATTCTTCAATAGTAGTAAACTTTAAATTGCGGCTAAGGTATGGAGGAGATTCTCCAGACACGCCGACTGTGGTCATATAGAAATTATCCCAATCTATATAACTATGATCTGTAGTAATAGAAGAACTTGCAGGTTTTAGTTCGTACCACCTAGTTCCTTCTACTGTATCTATAGAAGAATTACCGTACATTGGATCTGTCTCACCGCTGTCGGCCAAAGACAAGAAAGGCCATTGAGGTTCTTCATTAACAATGTCGAAATAAGCTCTGTTAAGAACATCTTTTACATGCGTCTGTATGCCTACTGAACTAGCAAACGAAGCACTTGTAAGTTCTACTTCATTTATCTCGCGTAAGATTTCATTCGCTAAAGTTAAAAAGGTTGTTGCCATATCTTATTGCGCCTTTGATTTAGTTTCAGTTTCTTTCTTTCCAAAGATAGCATCCCAGTTATCTTCGTATTTCTTTTTGTTTTCTGGCTTATACCAACTTCCTGTATCGCCTAGTATCTTTCCTTTACTTCTGCCTTGTATCATTACAGGCTTTGTATTGCTTCCAAGTATTGCCATTATAACCTCTTAAAGATCAGGGGGCTTTTACACCCCCTTCTCTAATTGCTTACTTAGTCGATACCGTAGAACGCAGAAACAAGTGCGTCAGGGCGTAAAACTTTAGCACCATAAACGTGCAAACCACGACAGATGTCGCCAAAGCTATCTGGGTCACGAAGAACCTCAGTGCTTGTAATGGTCTGAGCCGTTGCAGTAGAACTCATGTGTCCTGCAAGGATCTGACCTGCGGCATTAGAAGTAGCAGGTACGTTGTTAGACTTGTACATATCAAAACCACGTAGCTTACCAGAAGATACCAATCCATTGCGGATTCCACCTTGTCCGGCGTTGAAGTCTACAGACATTAACTTAGAGCTAGATTGTCCAAGTTGCTCGTAGAAGCTAGGTGGTGCCAAGAACCAACGTCCTTCCTCTGGGATGTTTTGCTCGTCAAGAAGACGCGCCATGTGTGCCATGACATCCAAAGGATCATGCTCGTTAGAACCGAAACCAATGTCCAAGTTACCAGTGCCGTCAAGAGTTCCTGCGGCTAGGTCAGTAGCACTGTCGCTACCAAGGATGTGGTTAGGGCTTGAAGCTGAAACACCTGCAAACATCTTAGCAATTACACCTGCGTCAAATGCGTCACGCAAAGCGTAAGCGGCAGATGAAGATGCAACTTCTTTAAAGTTTACGTGAGACATAGCTGTTTCAATATCATCAACTTTGAACTTGAATGCGTTAGCAATATCAACGATCAAAGTAGTTTCAATGTCAGTCAGCTTAGTCTGAGCTACGTCAGCGCCACGCTCATAAGCGGCTACAGTGATTACTGGCTCTTTGATGATCTTTACAGAGTCACCGAAACCTGTGATTTCACCACTGTAATCAGTGTTGGTAATTGCTTCAGCTACCGATGCCTTACGGAAGAAGTTAAGAACCTTCTTAGAAAAGACTGAGGGTAGGAAGAAGCTGTTAGTTTGACCAGTAACTGAGTTACCAAAGTTACCGTTTGTGTCTGTGCTTTGCTCAAATAGAGCGTCTGATGTGTTAAAAGCCATGTTATGTTACTCCAAAAAAAGACAATAATGTTTAATCTACTATCCTGCCTTCCATAATAGCTAGGTCAATATCGGCTTCATACTTGTCGAATTGAGCCATAGACAGTTTAGTGATTTCCCGTTGTGACCAAATCTTAGGCTCTTTGGAATCTATTTGAGTAGTTCTCGTAGATACCATGTCTGCCGCTGAAGATTTGGGGGCTTGTGATTTTCTTGTCTTCTGCTTACTTCCAATCTTAATACCATTTTCCATCTTATAAAGATCAATAGCTTTTATCGCTAATGAAACATTGTCTGGGTTTTCATAGATCCAACCTTGAATTGCTTCTGGTTGTTCCTTAGCCCATTCGTGAAACTTGTCATCGCCTCGTATATCCTCAAAATCAGGATGTCGAGAACGCAGTGTAGTCTCCGCTTCTCTACGTTGAATGTTTAGCTCTCGTTCTTCAAGAACAGACATTTTAGTTTTCAAAGCTTGTAGTTGCTGTTCACTTTGTAAGTGTGCAACGGTTTCTACAGTTTCATATAGATCAGGATATTCTGCTTTAAAACTTTCAAGTTCTTCGGTTGACTTAGGCGGGGCATACGCAGGTTGCGTTTCTTGTGCCATCGCTGTAAGCTGTAGTTCTTTCTGTTTAAAATCAGCTATCTTCTGATCGTAGTGCTTCTTTAGATCATCGTATCGTTTTTTATAATTTGTATTTCCTTTGGGAGCCTCTGCTTGTTCAGGGGCCGCAGAGCGGGTAGCCTGTGAGGGTTCTTCAAAGAAAAGCGTATCTGCTTTACCTCTACTTGGGGCATCTGGCGTGTGCCAAGCCTTCTTAGAGTTATACGGATTCGCAGTTGGTTCTTCCATTTGTTCGTTTGCAGTTGACATATTGATCACACTCCTGTTGGGGCTTGCTAGTCTTTCAAGGTGGCTATATTACTCGCGTTTGTAATATAGGGTCTTGATACTTCAAGGTGGCCTCTAGGTAAAAAAATAATAAAGGGTTCAGCGAACTGAAGTAGCTTTATCGTATACTTGGCATTTGGTTAGCAGAGATCATTTGTTTCTTAACCTCTTCTTCACTATCATACGAATCCATATCGTCTTCGCTTGTTAGACCTCCAAATGCTTTCTTCATCATATAACCACCATCAAAGGCTTTCTCAGCTTCGTCCATCATAGTTTGTAGCTGATCAGCGCCCATTTGATCGGTAGCTTTTTTGGTGAAAACAAATTCACCGTCCGATAACCTTGCGGGAATCGAATCTGATACTCCAGTGCCAAGGCCACTTACTTCGCCTTCGCCAGAGAACTCTCCTGCAACATCCATAACCTTATCAAAGATGCCACTTAGACGTTCATCACCTTCTAGAACGCCCATTAAATATTCTTGTTCTTCTGTATCTAAAGACTCGCCTAGTACATAGCCTACGTAGTCTTCTTCCATCTCATCATCTGGTAGCTGTGAAGCTTCTGCCGCTTCTTTCTCATCTTCTGGGATGTTGTCGTATGTGTCTTCAGGCATCTCGTCTTCCATTTCCATTTCAGGAGGCATGAGCATAGAGCCTTCAGCGTACTTTAGTTTTCCACCTACATTTTTAGCTTCGCGTACATTATACTCACGACCTTCAAATTCGAAAAACTCTGCTTTTTCTTTTTTAGCTTCTCGTTGAGCTTCTCTAAAAGCTTTTCCACTATCACTATCTTTTTTATAGGTAGGATAGTCTTCAGGATTTATTCTTTCTTCTTCAGAGTCTGACATGACTGCAAGAGTCCCTGCACCGCCTAATAATGTTA